AGTAAGTAGTTTAAAGTTTGATGGCCTGAACCACAGAATACTGGGCGTCCATCAAGGGCAGGGAACCATCCATCACCTTGTGCATTGGATGTTTTATTCCAGATACCTAGAAGTTTCTTCTTAAGTTCTTCCAAACCTTTAATACCTTTAGCAAAGTCAGCTCGTGATTTACGACCTACTTCACTGTTGGATTTGCCTGTAAGGACTTGTCCCAACTTAGCATCACCAGCACCAAAAAGATAAGCATATAGATACCCTTTGGCGATACCCCTACTACATCCCAAAGCATCAGCGTTGCGTTGATGTTGGTCCCCATAACGTACTTCATTAGTGAAATCATCGTTCCCAACGTAATGACAAAGACCACGTAGCTGATTACCAGCTGAGTCAGCACCGACAATAACAGTCCCCGGATCAGGTTTAAGCATTCCACGAATCTCTTTACCCCAAGGTGTCTCAATGCCAGGAAGGTTTGCAATAACTTCGTGACGGACCCTGAAGGTAGGAGTACCGATAGTCCACATATTACCATGAAGTCTTTTATCATCTGAAATCTCCACTCTTTCTACCCAACCTTCCATGAGAGAAGCTTTGTGTCGTAGTACATAGTACTCGTCAACCATTAAGCCAAGCTCTCCTAGTTTAGATAGAGAAGATGTTGTAAGTTTTGGACCAGTGGTTACCCACTCACGTCCTATTTTCTTTCTGTTGTACTCATCGGGTTTCCATCCGATTGTTCCCAACCAATCCTTGACCGCTTCTTGCGATCCAAGTTTAGCTTGTTCCTTAGTAGTTCGTTGGAATTTGAAACTTGGACCCGCGAGGTGTGTGTCATCGATGTTGACTTGCGTTTCAAAATATTCACTAAGCAGTTTGGCAGTTGTCGCGGTGTATGTACCATTCTTTTTGTACTTAGGAGTCTTAGGTTCTTTATCTATGAACACAACTTTAGTACCCATCTGGGGTTCAATTATGTTTGAGATCTCAGCCATGCGTTGTTGCATAGTACCTAGTAGTTCCTTAGCTTCCTCCATGTCAAAGTACCAGCCATTGTTTTTACAGAAGGCATTGAACTTAGCTGTTTCATGTTCAGCTTGCATACCCAATTTAATCTTTGGGTTAAACTTAGCTACCTTCTTATACTCTTGAGTTAGTTCATTGTACACATCAACATTAACTTTAACATCTTGTACACAATAACGCAGCATCTCTCTTGAGTATGCATCCCACCCATCCTCATAGGTTATTCTTACTGTTGCCAAGGCTTTCACCCCAACCTGCTAATCCATGCTTGTGGTTACGCTTGTAACGTAATACCTGAGACATAACCCACGTATCGTGTAAGCGTTTCTCATTGAGGGTAGTGCCACATAGCTTATCTACTACCACATTATCAAAACCGATAATGTTATGGCCTACTAGAAGCTCTGCGTTCTGCAAGAGTGCAGCCCCATCAGCGATAGAACCATGTAGGTTATCGTGATCAGAGAACTTGTAGATCTGATTAGTGTCTAGGTTTTGTGCAACGATCATCCAGATAGTGTCTGGAGTTAGACCATTACATTCTATATCATAACATAGGCGCATGATGCGTCCTTTCTTATTTGTTTAAGTACATCTTTAAGTCATTATACCCACCAACTAAATCATCTTTGTAGTAAATGATAGGTACAGTATTCATTAAAGATCTTTTCATTATACGTTTCCCAGTTTCGGGTTGGAGATCTATAGCATATTCGGTAAAGCCCTTACCTGTTTCTCTAAGAAGTTCTTTTGCCTTATCGCAGAATGGACAGTTAGCTATGCTATAAATTTCATACATTATTTAAACTCCTTTACATCTATATCCGTTATTGGATCGTTTACTTTGTTAACTACTGATTGTAATTCTTCCAGTTTGTCTTCTAAATCTGTTAGTTCTTTACTGATTGCAAAGAGTTCTTCTTCTTTGTTATCTATCTCACGTTGCAGATTCTCTATCTCCCCAACCATACTCATTTGACCATCATCAATTCATACCAAGATGTTGGGAATAGTTCATACATTATTGTGTCGATCTGTTCAGCAACTTGTCGTGTTTCCTCTTGTGTGTCAGGGGCTACACGAAGTCTGCACATATCTGCAAAGGCATCAATACTACCAGACCAGTACCATTCGGTAAGGGTGTTAACAGGCAGCACAAACCTAGCTTGTTCTTCACAGACACCCATAGCTAGTAAGTACTTGTATTGTTTAGCAGATTCTATACCTTGGTGCCTAACAACTTCTTTGATCATGTGTTGGTCTTCTATGCTCTCATCAGATCCTTGTTTCTTATCTAATGATTTACTCCTGAAGTCAACAGGTTCATAGAACTCAGGCTCATTGTCCACATACCTGCGGCTGATCTCATTCCACCTTAAGAATTTATGTTTAACAAGTTGTCTTGCCACTGCAATGGGGGCTTTCACATGGAATGATGCAAAGGCATGACCAAAAGGTGACATATGTTTATGTTTTGCAAGGTACGCTATTAGTTTCTTATCACGAGGTGCTAGTACACCTCTGCCACCTTTACCATCATACAGTCCATCTTCTTGACCCTCCCACGTACTTTTCTTGCCGAAACTAACCCTTGCAGCATTAACTACTGACAGATCAGTTCCCATGTGGTCAATATAAGTCGCTATTATCATTTATAAACCTTTCTATATCTACTTTTACACAAAAGATAGCTGTGCCATTGTTCTGTTTCATCACTTGAGCACGAGATTCTGCCATCTTACATTGATCTTCCTTTGTAAAAGACCCTAATTGGTAGTGTTCTACTTGTAATCCTGATAACAGTTGCATCCACATCAGTATCCACATTATTTATTTTCCTTACTTTTTTGATTATCCCTTACTAATCTGTGAAAATCAATGATTCCTCTTGCAACTTCTTCTATTTTACCCCTAGGAATACCAACATCTTTCAGTTCATCGTCACTTAACTGATGTAATTCTCTGATTGTTGCATTCATATTAGCTCGTCTTCGTATGCTTTCTGCTACGTCTTTAATCCAACTCATACAATACCTCATATACTCGTTTATCTACATGACCCCTGTAAGTTTCATTTATATTTTTATCATTACATTTTGCATATACGATTTGTTTAAATTCTAATGGAGTACTAAAGTCACCTAAAAAGTAGACATCTCTAATAATCTCATCGATTTCTGTTTCTATTGTTTTAAATTTACCCATCAGATATAATTCTTCATGGCCCTATCAAGTTGTTCTATACGCATCTCTGCATATCTCATAACTTTTCTAAGATCTGTTATTTCTGACCCGATTTCGTCCTCACCATCATAGATCTTGTAACCTGCCCTCATAGCATACTTAATTATATTCCCAGTATGAAAAGGTAAATGGTTATCCATTATGAATGTTATAGGTTCTATTTTCCACATTGTGTAATGTGATGGTTCTTTTACTACGTCTGACATTTAATGTCCTTTCTCTAAGTTCCTTATAGGAGGAGAGATATACTCTCTTTAAAAATTCGACCCTTGTGGTCGAATTCATTTAGTACTATAAGAGGTAATTAATATGACTAAAGTAATTCATCCTAATAGTCTTAAAAATTTAGCCCCATCGTTTACTAAGGAGAATGCTAAAGAGATGCAGCTAAGATCTGCGGCATCCCGTAAGGCATCTAGTGATGCTAGGCAAGCCCTTAAAATGAGTATGCGTGATTGGAGGAAATATAAGGAAGATGTACTCGATCATATTGAGATGAACTCCTTAGATGTCCTGAAGATACTCATGTTTAAAGCGTTAGATAATGAAGACTTTGATACTGCTAGTGATCTTGCAGCTAAAGTTGCAGAGTACGAACAGCCTAAGTTACAGCGCCGAGAGCTTCAAATTGAAGAGATAGGAACTGATGCTTTGTCTGATGAGGAACTCGACACTAAGTTGAAGTCCCTACGGATAGTGTAAGAACCTGCAAGAACCCGAAAGTGCCTGTTGTCGGTTACCAAAAGAAACCTGCCAGTGCCTGTTGTCGGTTTGTCGGTTACCAAAAGAAATATAAGAACCCAAAGACTCTGTGAGAGTCTCTGGGTTCTTTTTTTTTATTCCCATTGGAGTCCGTGGAATCCCTCTGGGGATGTCCAAGATTTTATAAGATCTTTGAACATATTAGGAGACATTGTGATTACTTCGAAGCACTCAGTATCAGGTTCATATTGTCTTATTGATACGTATCCTTCATATTCTCCTGTGTTCTCTATTATCATACAAACATCTAGGTCATCCCCCGAATCATCCATCACAACTATTGTTGTCTGATAGAAGTCTTCTTCGATTGTGAAGGGCATTTTAAAATGCAGAAGATACTGTAGTTATCACATTAGTGGTGATATCAATAGCTGCGACACCTACTCCGAGTGCAATAGCAATGTGTACGACTGCTGTTAGTACTGTTGAAATCATTTTAATCTCCTACGTGATTTTTAAGTATTTCTATTAGTTCTGATATATCATGGCCTGATTTACGTGATAGTTCACCTAATGTAATGTCAGGGTTGTTATCAAATATTTCTACCACATCCTCTTTAGTCCAACCATTAGGACTAAACATTGTTTCATTTATCATTTTCTTTCCACTGGTCCAATTCTGTTAACAAATCAATAGTGTCTTTTAGATCTTTCATATATGCAACACATTCCTCGTCAGTGTTAAATTCAGGAGTGCCACATGAGTTGTAATTAACGTAATNAATACCGTTTTGTTTGAATTGATATTCTAAATCATCGTAATAGTTTTCTAAGAAATTATTCAAGGTAATATACCTACAGTATTACCATATTGTTCTTTAAACTCTGGACTAGCATAATCTAGCTTTAGTCCATATGTTGCTTCTGGAATGTAGCTATCACCCATGTCATAACTACCAAAGGTTGCATCTGTTTTAACTGCTACAAACCAACGAGCATACTCATTCGTTGATTCGTTTTTAGGAAGTTGATATGTTTTTAGCAATTTCATTTCAGTAGGACCAAATGGACCATCACCTTTATAGATAGCATATGGATCTTGCATTGGTCTTGATTTACCTAATAGATTTTTAGCCATTTGTTTTATCCTTTGATTCTTTGAGTATTTTTTGTATTCCTAGCTCTATCTCAATAGACTTGATTCTTTCGCTAA